TTACGAAGTAGGCTTCGCCTTCCGCTGCGCTTCGTAGCCCTTGCGCTGGGTGTCGATCAGGTAGGCGTGGATCGCCTCGACATCGTACTTGCTCACCATGTCGCCCATCGGCGCCATCCCGTTGCCCGCCAGCGCGCCGCCGAGCACGATATCGTTGAACATGCCGTGGATGTCCTTCGGCAGGCGCGAGAGGTCCGGGGTCACACCCGGGCCGAACATATGGCAGCGCGAGCAGTATTCGGTGAACTTGGCCTCGCCATGCGCGATCCTGGCGGCGGTCGCGCGGCTCGGGGGCGGGGCGGGATAGGTGAAGGGATCGGGGCGCGGCTCGGGCTGCGGGACCGGTCCGCCGCGCAGCTTGAACACGAGGATGCGGTTGGTGTTGCGGTTCCTGTAGGCGATATCCGCCGGGGTGATCGGATAGCTGATCCCGACCCCGCCGTAACCCACCTGCACCGCGATATACTGCACTCCGCCGATGCGGTAGGTCATCGGCGCTGCCATGATATGCGAGCCGGTCTGGATCGCGGCGAGTTCGGCGCCGGTGGCGGCGTTGTAGACGCGCAAGGTGCCGTCCCCGCGCCCCTGCACCACGATATTGCCGGCGGTGGAAAGCACGCCGCCATCATAGCCGCGATTGCGGTCGGACGTGACCTGCTCCCACACCACCTTCCGCGAAACCGGGTCCCAAGCTTTCAGCACTTCGCGCACCAGCGAGGTCTTGCCGCGCTCCTTCTGCAGTTCCGCCTTGGTCGGCAGCGGGCCGAACAGGCGGCTCAGCGCGGCTTCGTCATAAGTGTCGTCCGGGATGATCCCGTTGGCGTTGAAGAACCCTTCAAGGTGCCGGAGCTTGCCCTTGTTGGCTTCCAGATTGACCATGACATTGGGCTGGTCGACCGTGGGGATATAGACGAGGCCCGTCTTAGGGCTGAACGACATCGGGTTCCACGTATGCGCCCCCGCCCATGAGGGGTAGACGTTCTTGGGCTTGGCGGAATAGTCGGCGACTTCGGTGAAGACGGGGCGCCCGGTCGCGAGATCGACGCCCTTGGCCCAGTTCACATAGGCAAACGGATCGGCGGCCAGCAGCTTCCCCGTCTTGAGATCGAGCGTGTAGAAGAAGCCGTTCTTCGACGCCTGCATCACCACCCGGCGCGGCTGCCCCCCGCCCACCGGCAGATTGGCGAAAACGAACTTCTGCACCGCGTCGTAGTCCCAGGCATCGCCGGGGGTTTCCTGATAGTACCAGTTCATCCGGCCCGTCTTCGCGTTCACCGCAATGATCGAGGCATTGAACAAGTCGTCGTGCCGCTCGCTGGCGTTCTTCACCCGCGAATAGGGCGAGGCATTGGCGGTGCCGAACACGATCTGGTCGGTTTCGGCATCGTAGGAAAGCCCGTCCCATACGGTACCGCCGTTCTGGTAGCGGCCATCGTGATCGGGCGCCCATGACTTCGCCGCCATTTCCAGCTCGGGATGCTCGAACGGCTGGCCCGGTGCGGGCGGGACGGTGAAGAAGCGCCACTTGAAGGCGCCGGTCCTGATATCCCACGCCGAGATGTAGCCGCGCGTGGAGCCATCGCCGAGGTCTGCGCCGGAATTGCCGATGACCACGGAATCGCTGGTCAGCAGCACCGCGCCGGTCGAGGCATAGGTGAACCTGGCGCGGTCGATGATCGTGTCGGCGCTCCATTTTTCGGCGCCGGTCTTCGCGTCGAGCGCGTGGAGCCGGCCATCCTCGCTGGCGACGAACACCACCCCGTCGCGGACTGCCACACCGCGGTTCACCGTGTCGCAGCAGGCGTTTCGCGCCGAGGCTGGGTCGATGCCGGGGTGGAACGTCCACAGCACTTCGCCCGTCGCGGCGTTCAGCGCATAGACGATGCCCCAGACGCCCGAGGTGTACATCACCCCGTCGATGACCAGCGGCGTCGCTTCCTGCCCGCGCTCGGTGCCCATGTCATAGGCCCAGGCGAAGCCGAGCTGCGCGGCATTGCTGTCGTTGATGTCAGTCAGCGAGGAGAACCACGTGCCGGCTTCATCACCGCCGACGTAGTGCCATTCACCCCCCGCCACAGGATGCGTTGCTGCGGGAAAGCCGGGCATGGCCGCCTGCAGCGACGATGCGGTGATGCCAAGGGCGCAGAGCAGGCCGAGCGTGGACCTGCGCAAGGGGATCGGGACCATGGGGGGAGTGTCATCCCGAATGCACGCGCTGACAAGCGGGTTTCGCGGTCGGGGGCATTGCGGCGGTTGGGGCTCTGGATTCCCGCCTGCGCGGGAATGACGAGGGTGGGGCAGTACGTCTCTGCGCCCTCTGCTCCCCTTTGCGTCTCTGCGAGAAACGTGTTGGATTTGGCGGCGCGGCGCTGCGGTGTGCGGGCAGTGGAGGGTGATCGCGCGACCGGTGCGGCGCCTGCACTGGCGCTGCGGGGAGGGCGTCGTGTTCCGCCGGGTGCGAGTGGCCGGATGGGCAGAAGAGGTCCGGCGCAGCCATTTGTGTCGATCATGGCCCGGGACCGGGGTAGCGGCTCGCATGCGTGCCGGTCTTTGCTCGCACCGGGACGAAGCCGATGGGAGCCATGATCTGCGTGCTGGCGCGGTAGGTTGCCTGGCCAAGGACTTGGGGGAGACCGCCCCACCTTGAACCCGCAGCCCGCACCGGTCGCGTTGGCGTTTTACGGCCAAAGGAGCGAGGGCGAGGCCGGCCTAGCCTGCTCCCGATCTGGGCGGGACGTATAACCTATATGGTTCGTTTTGTCAAGGGTGGAAGCGCTGCGCTTGGTTGTGGCGTTGCTGGCCCACCCCCCACCCCCTCCCGCAAGCGGGAGGGGTGTAGCGGGAAACTAGGTTTTGCAATTTTGGGAAACAAGGTTTTGCATAACTCGGGTAGCGGTTTCGGCACCCACTAAGCCATCTCTGAAAGGCCATTTAGCGGCCTGTGAGAGTATGTTGCAAGCTGCGCTACATAGCCCCGGAGACGGGCGCTTCCGCTCTGCACATACGCCCTGTTCCCACCTTCTAACGCGCCATCTTAGCCTTGGTCGCGAGGTAGTCTTTTTCGGAGACACCGGTCCGCGCGAGGATATCAATTTCTTCTGAAGTGAGACCGCCTCCCACCGCCTCGCGCCACGGCGCGCTGTCCAAGATCTTCTGCGCGAGGTAGTCCGCCTCCGTCACACCAAGCGCTGCGCAGATCGCACGCTCTTCCTCTGTCACTTGCTTGCCGCGGTATGAGGCGAGCGCGGGCAGTTCAAGGTTCGGTGTGTTGGTGAGCCCCGCGTTGACGATCCGGGTGACTTCGCGGGTGAGCTTGTCCACCCTGAAATGCGGACTGATGTAGCGATACTGGCGCGCGAGGATTTCGGCAGAAGCTTGCGCCGTCCATTCGATCGATGCCCAGATACCATCGTCAGCAATGTAGAGAGAGCGGACCCAACCAGCGGCGATCGCACGGCCCTTGCCTTGTGGCGCGGCGAGCTCGGTAGCATGATCGTAGTCAACCACCATATCCACGCCGCCCAGCACTTGCTTTGTCAACGCCAGGACGCGTTCCGCCTGAGCTCGATCGCGCAGCACCCACGGCCCTCTGCCATCCCTGCCGTAGAACGGATTGCCAAATGGGAGCAGCTTCACTTCGCGGGGCGGGTAAGCGGCTTGGCCAGCGGTATCCAGCGCAACGGGCTGCATGGTTACGTCAACGTCCATCGTCGGACCTACTTCCTTTCTGCCTGGCGCGCCACGAGCCGCTTTAAGAGGCTCTGAACGCCGTTTTCTGTAAGCCCCAAGCGGTGCGCGATACGCGCCTGGCTGTGGCCCTGTGAGCGATAGTGTACCGCCCTCAATTCCCTCTCCAGCGGCACGCGAATGCAGCTTCCTTTGCACGCCTCTGACAGCGCGCGGGCAGCCTCTATGCCGGCGATCCTGGCGAGGCGATGGCTCGCCTTCATCTTGGCCGGCACATAGATGCGAGTTCCTCCCAGCGCCTCCGCCAGCGCGATCGCCGCCGCCGCCCCGACAATGCCCTGCATGTTGAACCGTGGGCGCTCCAGGCGCTCTGCACACACGCGCTCTGGGCGCTGCTCTGACGAGGCGGGCATCGAACCCCGCAGCTGTGTTTCTTTACCCATCATCGGCACCTACTGCGGCGTGCCCATACTGCGGCCTAAGTTCGCCGCGAAGTCCCAATCCCGGCTGTTGCTCGAAAGGTTTTTCACCCGTGCCTTTGTGCCGGGATCAGTCGTGATGTGGATGTCCAGTCGTCCGCTGATCGGCTTTGCTGGTTGTGTGGCGGGCCGCGTCGTTGGCCCAGGCCGGCTACCGCCAACGGCCGACGGGATCGATGGGGCTCGATCCCAAGCCTCCTTCTGTCCCGCGTCCGGCTTTCCACCGAACAAGTATTCCATCAGTGTTGGCGTGCCTGAATACTTCAGCGGCTTCTGCCCGTTGTAGACCCGCCACATATTCTGGAGCCGGGAGCCGGGCGTGTTGCCCATGCTGATAGCATCGTTGTACCGGTTCAGGCTGTTGTACGCCTCAGCTGCGCGCGCGATCGCAGAAGCAACCGCGCCGGCCGCCTTGGCCACGTCGGAGAGCTCCTGCGTAAAGTGGTCGAAGTCGGCTTTGGTCAGGCTCGAAACCCAATTGACAGCTTCTTCCATCTTTGCGGAGATCGCTTCGGCCCACTTTTTGAGCTCGCCGCTCGCCGCCATTTCGTTGACCTTTTCTAGCAGGCCCTGAAGCTTCGACTTCACTAGGTCGAAGATGCCCGCGTCGGCAACCTGCAAGAGGAAACCGTTCCACTGGTCCTTCAGGTTCGAAATGATGCCGAAGAAAGAGCGGCTCTGCGCGCTGGTGGAACCGCCGAACTGCGCGCCCCATATCTCATCGAGCGCGCGTTTGACAGCCAGCGACTGCGCCTGGACCGTTTTGCTCAGCTCCTGGCCATTCTTCTTGTAGAAGAAAGTCACCTTCTCGCCCTGGCGAGTTGCTCGCAAGCCAAGGTCTAAAAGGCGCTCGAACTGAAGATTGACGGCGTCGGAATACGCTTCAGCGACCTGTTGCAGATCCTTGCTCGTTCCTGCCGCCGTATCGCCGACGATGCGCAAGGCTCCATCCGTTGGATCTACACCGCCCACGGATTGCAGGGTGCGGAACGCGTCAATCACCTGGTCCAGTTCATAGGGTGTGTCAGTCGCAAACTGGCTGATCCACTGGAGCTTGGCCTTGGCCTTGTCGGCAGAGCCCTCCGCCACCTTGAAGGCGATGCGATACTGCTCAAACTTCCCTGCGGTGCTGAAGAGGTCGAACAGGCCAAGGCCAGCTGCGCCGGCCGCGCCGGCAACGCCCCACTTGGCCATGCCGATCCCGCGCGAAAGCAATGAGCCGACCCCGGCGCGGGCCGCCTTCCCGGCGCGTTCCATGATGTTGAGATTTCGGACAGCGGCGCGGACGTTGTCCGACAGCTGCCGCGCGCTCATGCTCGCTGCGCGGAAGAATGAACCCAACGCCACCTGCCGCAGCCGCCGCGCGCGGGTCTCATAGAACTGAAGGCTACGCGCCCCGCTCTCGACATCGCGCGAGACTTTCTTGACCTGCTGGCCCCATGCGCGCGTGCCCTGGACAAGCGAGCTCATGTTCTGTTTGACGCGCTTTGCAGGGCCAGACGCCTTGTCGACCGCCTCCAGGATCATCGAGTACTTGAACGACATCGCAGCGGCCTTTCAGCGGTCAATCAGGCGCGGTTGCGCCGAACGCGTCCATGAGGAATTCATCGATCAGGAGGCCGATTTCGGTCTCGTCTTCCGACGAGACGCCAAGGAACGGCCGCGCGGGCATGTTCATCTGCCGCTCAAACGACTGCACCGCGTATGTCAGCCCGCCAGGCAAGGTTGAACTTCGGCGGGTGCGCGTGTGCGCTCCGACAGTGACCGTGCCGCTGAAGCCAAACTGGTGAACGCCTGCATAGACCCGGTTGGTGCCGACTTCGACACGTCGGCCGGTCGCAGCCGACGTGATCGATTGCTCCAAGAGGTGAGACTGGATCAGGGTTTTGCCGCCATCACGCAAAGCGCGCTGCGACGGCTTCCACCTTCGGCCGTCCGGCCCCTTCTGATCCTGAAAGCGCTGCTGCGCCGAACCCTCCAAGTATACGCCGATACCGGCCATCAAGGGCTCAAGCCCCTCGAATGCGCGGACGACGCGGCCAAGCTTGCGCTCAAGCTCCTGGCCGCCCTCGCTATCGATCCTGAAGCTGGCCGTCATCGGCGCAGCCCGTCATGGACGAAGGTATCGTTGCCCGTGCTCATCCGGCCGGCCATCATCAGCCTTCGATCACGCCGCGCGCGGCCACGTATGATCTGAGGAGCGCCTGTTCTTCATAGCCGAGCGCGATCTCAGTGCCGTCCGGAAGCACCAGCGACACGGCAAGATGACATGTCGCGGCGCCCTCGCGCTTGTCGGCCGCCAGAAGCAACAATGCATCCGCCAGCTTGACCGGATCGGAGCCGAGCTCGGCAGGATCGATGTCCACCGGCTCCTTGCCGAAGACAAATCCCAGGCGGCGATAGGTCCACCCGCCGACCCCGTTGGGATAGGGCATCACCGCCCGCACCCGAAGGCCTTCGTACTCGCTTGCGAACCCCGCGATGATCGCGAGCAAATTGGGCTTGCTGGTCATTGGCTGTCACTCTTTCCGGAAGAACTGGTCTTCGATCTGCTGAAGCCAGAATTCGATCTCATCCCAGTCCATCGCCCAAAGCTCGCTCGGGGCGATGGCGAAGGTGTCGTTGCGGGCAAGGATGCCTAGGCAGCGACGCCAGTCGGCTGGCCACTCCCGCTGCCCGAGCCGAGCAAGTTTCCCAGCGCGCCGAAATCCTCGGCATCGATCAGGTCGAGCTCATCCGCGTCCAGATTGCTGATCTGCGCCAGGAGGGCGATGGACCCATGGATTTCGCGATCCTGATAGCCGTCCATCAGCTTCATGTGGCGCGCTTGCGGCCGCCTTACGATCACCTCGAAGCCGGTAGGCTTCAGAACTTCCTCGCGGGTCTCTCCATCCGTCGCCCGCGTCTCGCGCACGATTGCATACTTCAGGGCGTAGGTTCCGAGAATTCGGGACATGTCTTGATCCTTGCTCGTGAGGTGGTCAGATGCTTGCGGCCTGGCGCAGCGCCGTGAGCTCGCCCAGGAGTTCATCGCGGCGCTTGGTGAGCGTGGCGATCTCACGATCCAGCTGCGTAAGCTGCTCTGCGCGATCGGCTGCCTTGATGCCGTTGGCAGCGGCCGGGCAGTGGCGCTCGATCAGCCCCGGAAGTTCCTGCCCGATGATGTCGGCAAGGAAGTAGCTCAGGGCCGAAATGTTGAGAGCGGGACCCTCGCGCCGAAGTGCCCGGTCATGGACCTCGCGCTCTTCCAGCTTGCCCTCAAAGCGAAGGATGTCTCTCCGCTGCGGGGCGCTGGAGGCCTGAGCCGCATCGTCGGCCGAAACGAAGAGCGCGCCAAGCCCGGTCTTCAATTCCCGCTCGAATGCCTTGCGCTCTTCATCGAGCCCGCGCCGGTACAGCGCGACGATGTCATCCGTGTGCGGCGGACGCTTGCTTACTGCCAGCCGCTCCATCTCCAGGCCTTCAAGCTCCTGGTTGATCTCGCGCACTTCGGCACGGCGCTGTTCGATCGCGCTTTGCGTCTGAGAAAGGATTTCGGAAACAGAAGCCGTCATGGTCCACCCTCGCGGAAAATTCCAAGGCGTGCACTCCGGAGGATTGGCAGGAGTAGGAGGCAAGCCCCCGCAGCGCACTTTGGACCGTGTAGGATGTCATGAAATCGCAGGCTGTCTGACGCGTGTCAGGCGGGCCACATTTTTACGCGAACAGATCCATCTGGCGATCGTCGCGAGGCGGAAGCGGCTTCGGTGCGGCACCCGCCTTGATCTTGTAGACCGCCCGCTCCGTCAGGCCAAGCTCCAACGCGATCTGCGTGATTGTCATCTGCTTGGCCTCCAGCAAGTCGAGGCAGCGCCGCCGCCGCTCCCACTGCATGGGCACATAGAAGCGGTCGCCGTTCAACCAGCGGACAAGCTCCCCGGCGAGCTCGGCTCCCAGCTTCTGGACTAGGTAGTGATCGGGCGTGATCTGCCGTGGCGGCCGAACCGTCGTGCCGCCAAGCAGCCGGGCAACCGTGCGCGCGGCTTCGGGTCCGAGCGCAGCCGCCATTTCGGCCATCGCATCATCGCCCGAATGCCGCCCGCTGTTGCTCACCGCAGGTGCTCCAGGGCTTCGCGCATGTTGTCGACAATGATGCCGAGAAGGCAGGAAAAGTTCTCGGCATTCAGTTCGGGCAGAGTGCCGCTCGCCTGGTGTCCACCCGCTTCCATGCAGAGATCGCGCACGGCATCGAGGGCATTGACCGCGATAGTTGCTTGCAGCGACGCACCAACGTTTGTCGCTGCGGGCTTTTCACCGATTTCCATACAAGTTGCTCCTGGTTGAATTTCGATTGCGGCGGGCGAGATCAACCGCCCATTGCGATCGCGGATTTTTGGGGACCTGGATCAGTGGCTGCGCCGGCATGAGGGCCAGTCTGCGCAAGCTTGACGCCTGCCGCCTCCAACAGCGGCCCGAGACGCGAGAAAATCTCGGCAAGGCTAAGTCCCTGCGCCTCGACCTCGTCATCCCCGTCAACAGGTCTCGCAAACGACGCTTCGAAATTGGCAACGGCCTCTTCAGGTGTCACCCGGCGCGGACCGGGCACGCCCTTCCGCTCGCGAAAGACGTCAGCCGCGCGGACATAGTCGGCAAGCTCGATGTTGATGTCTTCGAAGGCCTTGAGCGCGGCGCGCGCGGCGCAAGCGAGAGCTTGCGCCATGTTGAGATTATCGACTCCGTCTATTGCAACCAGGGTCAAGCAGACAGTCTCGATCATCTCATCAAGCTCGATAAGCCGATCCAGCACTGCCTGCGGTCTCGACAGCACATTCTCCGGGTATGGCAATTCCATGGTTATCTCCTTTGTGGCTCGGCAGGGCGAGCACGATCGTGCGCCCGGCAATCCGCTTCAGTCTTTCTTCAGGTGCTCGTGGATCAGCTGGCCAAGCTCGGCCGCCGCGCGCTCCAGGCGCTTGTCCGGCCAGCCGGTGCAATCGCCTGCCAGCGCTTCGGGCACGGCAACGCCGGCAGCCTCCAGCCGCGTCCGTTGCGCGCCGATCAGGCGCTCTTTCAGCGTCCGCACCTTCTCGGCAGCGGAGAGCTTGGACGAAAGCCGCTGATCCCAGCCGTGCCGCGTCCCGATCGCCTTCAGCGCTTCGATCAGCTTGAAGCCCTCGCGCTCGTTGGCCCACTGGAGCCGCTGCACGCCAAGTTGCCGGTGCCCGAAGGCTTCCAGCGCCACATCCGAACCGTCGGCAATCGCGCCAAGCTGATAGAGCGAGATCCACATCGCCCGCGCCTTGCGCACCGTCTTGCTTGTTCCCATCGCCCGGCGCTTCACCGGACGGCCGAAGGGACGGAAGCCGAGCTCTTCGAACTTGGCGACAACTTCGCTGAGCTCGCGATCGGTGCAGTCCTTCGCGCTCTTGCGCCCTGTGATCTGTTCGATCACGGCGCGGTAATCGTCCTCTTCCATGGCGAGCGATTTGCGCGCGATATGCACTTGCGCGAGGAGCGCGCGGCGCTGCGGCGAGACGGCCGGCGCGGCTTCGTTGTTGACGGCGAGCTTAAGCATTCCCGCCTCCCATCCCCGAACGGGGAAAGGCGCGCCCGGCAAACAGGCCCATGGAGCGGTTTAAGAGGCCATAAGAGCACGATTGCGCCTCCGCGCCGTACGCCAGCGCCCGCTGCGCTCCTGAAGCCGCTCCCAGCGCGCTGTGTGCCGGTCTCCGTTCAGGCTCCAGAAGCACGAACGCGGCAGCGATGGCCCACAGCGCCAGGGCGGCAACGATGACGCCCGCCGTCTCCGCCAGGAGCGCCTTGCGGCTGCGGCCCATGGTCAGCTGCCGGGCCGCGCGATGAAGGTCCGCGCGCATCACGGCCTGACAGCCTTGGGCTTGCGCTGCATGGTGGCGCTCTTCAGGTCCGCCAGTGCCAGCGCGCGGCCACGCCCCGAAGCGGCGACCAATGCGATCTCGATGATATGCGTCACTTCGCGCAGCGCGCCGGGAAGCTCCGATACCTTTTCAAGGTATGCCCGCTGCGCCGGGTCCTGGATGTTCCACGCATCGAGCAAGGCCTCGATGTCGCCGGGCCTCGGCTTCTCCTGCACTTCGCGGAACGAAAAGCGTGAAGACAACTGCGTGAAGGCGGGGCCGCCCCGCGTGATCTGGCCGATCACGGTTTCGTTGCCCATCAGCACGATCCCCACGTTGGTTTTGTCGTACCAGCCGCGCAGTTCGTTCACCGCCTTGTCGGTGAGCTCCTGCGCTTCGTCGATGATCAGGAGGCCATTCTTCCCGCGCACATGCGCCTTGATCTGGCGCGAGAGTTGCTGCGGGCTGCCCGTGATCTCGCCAAGGCCGAGCGCCTCGCCAACCTCGATCGCCATTGGCCCGACACCCGCCGTGGAAGGCGACATTGTCGCCAGCCATACATTCGGGTCCTGCGCGGCGAACCGTTCGGCTGCCCTTGTCTTGCCAATGCCTGGCCGCGTGACGATCAGGCCCATCCTGCCGGATTGTGCCCAGCTGAACCGCGACATGAACCGCGTTGAAGTAGGGGTGTCATACCAATCCGGCACCGTCGGCGCGCCGGCCGCGATCTGCGCCTGGCTTTCCTTGCGATCGCGATACGCCAGGACCTTGGCCGCGACGCCGGCATTGTTCCCGCCGTACTTGCCGGCCGCGAACAGCGACAGGGTCGAAGAGGCGACATCCGTCAGCTTGCCGATCTGCGGCCAGCTGAGCCCGCTCTCTTCCTTGTGGCCATTCAGCCAGGCGCGCGCCTCGGCTTCCTGGGGGCTGTTGTCTGAAACCACTTCCATGCTACGGCTTCCTTGCTCTTACAGGGGCAACAACGGCCGCGTCGGGACTGCCATCCCGGCGCGGCCAACTTTCATTCAACCACCCGCAGCCGGTTCATTCCGGCCGTGAGCGCGTCGCTGAAATCGATGATGGATGCGTCTTCAGTGGGCTCTGAAGTGCCCTCCTGGAGAAGCTTCTGTGCGGCGGCGCTGTGGCCCCGGTGGCGAACGAGCCGGGTAGCGGCTGGTACCAGAGGCGGCTCAGGTTCGGGCTCGACTGACTTTTCATAGATTTCGCGCAATTGGTCTTGCTCAAGCAGAGCCGCGCTCTGCTCCAGTTGTCGCGCGTGACGACGGAGAGCCTTTTCCATTTTGGCGCGGCGCGCGGCCCCGGCTTTGTCTTCGAACCCAACGGGTTCCTCGCACGGTGCAAATCCGAAGTACCGACCGTCCTGCAAGTAGATATGCACTCCACTATGCAAGTCGTCTGGATCGCAGCGAACCGTCACCTTCTGCCCGGCAAGCTCGATCATCGCTTGCGACCAGTAGAGGTTCCCCGCAATCTTGATCGAACCGTTCTCACGGTTGCAGCGCTTCTCTTCTGCCTCCAGGAGCGCCACGAGGATCTGCGCCTCGGTAGCCTTCTCGATTATCGAAGCCGCATAGGACTCCGCGAAAGCCGCATCGAAGCTGCGCCCCTTTGCTATTTCGGTCTGACGGCCGGGGCGGGAATTGTGATTGGCAAAGCCTCGCGCCATCAGCCTCTCAAATTCGGCGATCGGGATGGCCCGCTCGCCATAGTTGTCCGGCTTCGCGTCTGGCTTGTTGCCAGTGTAGGCACCTTCAAAGCTCGAGCTCTTCCAAACGTTCTCGCAGATGTCTTTCCATGCGCGCTCGATCGGCTTGGACGAACCCCGGTACGGCAGCGTCGGCCCAACTTTGATACCAAGCTGGGTCAGCACACCAATCGGGTCGCTATCCTTGATCCTGAAGCGATACCGGGTTTTCTGCCCGCCAGTGAGCGCCTTGCTCATAAAGGCGCGGCCGTTGTCCGCGACAAGGTACTTGGGAATGCCGTACTGGCGAAAAAGGTCAACCAGGGCCATCCTGGCTAGAACTGTGCTTTCTGTCCGGTCAATCCGATACGCCAGTATCTTGCGGCTGTAGATGTCTTGGATGCCAACTAGGACAGGCCTGCCGATTTTCCCGTCCTCCCATTGGACCCGCACATCGACGGTGTGACCGTCGATATTCACACCGTACATTGCATAGAGGTCCTTCACTGTGCGCCGCTGCGGCGGGACAGTCTTGCGGACGGCTTCCAAGCCCTCTCGCCGAAGCTTCTTCAAGAGCACCGGGGTTTCGCGCTCATAGCGCGCCCTCATTGTCTTGATCGAAGGCAGTGTCAGCCCCCGCGGCCGGCAGTAGTTTTCAAGCACGTGGTAGTACGCAGACGCGAACGATGCCTGCGACTTGCGAAGGCATTCGGACTTGAGCATTTGCCATGCTTCAGGATCGATCTCCGCCAGCTTCCCACCGCCCTTGTAATTGGGGGCAAGCCGAGGCAGCCATTGATTGTTCGGGAACTGCGACACCAAAGAATACCACCCGGCCACTGCGCTTGGGGAAACGCCGTGTTTGCTGGCAACGCTCTTTGTTGCTGCCGTCCGGCCCGTGCCGATCGCAACCAGTTCGTCCACTTCAGCCAGGATCGCCATGCGCCTCTTGGCCCTGTTCTTGATCGCGTCCGGCTGCCGGTTAAACCTGTCCCAGGCTTCAGCAGCCGCGCTCATCGTGTCGTTGTCCGCGATCGGCGCTTCCGCTTCGCGATTGCGCCGCGCGGTCAGCACTTCCTGCGCCTGGACCGGAAGCACGCTCACATGAAATTCGGTCCCGCCGCCCCGCGCATTGCGGCGGCGTGCCATCGCTTGGCCCCGGCCGTCTGTGCGATCGGCCCAGCCTTCCGCCTTCGCCAGGTCGCGCAGCTTACGGCCGTCGGCGGGCAAGCCGGGCAGGCCCAGCTGCGCTAGCTCGCTTGCGGTATACCACCAGTGATCCCGCTGCGCGCTCATGCCGCCACCGCCTGAGGACAAACAGCGCGTTTGCGCTCCGGGGCACGCTCTGTCAGATTGGATGCGGATGGATCGGCGGCAGCCCGGTTGGACAGGCTGCCGCCCGCCATCCTCACAGGCTCAGCAAGGGAGGCTCGCGTGAGCGACAGGGACGACGTATGGAAGAAAACACCGGAGCGCCCGAAAGAGGACCGAAGCATCGTCAACGACCGGTGGCCCGACGACATGGGGAAGAGGTCGGACGTGATCCGGGACATGGACCCGCCGCCTCCGCCACCGCCGACAGAGCGGAAATAGAAGCCCCTTGGGCGCTGCGATGGGGAGTGGCGGTTTCGGTCCGGTACACTGCCAAGATGGCGCGGCGCTACGAGACCCTTGAGAACCTGCAGACGCTTGTCGGCTTGGTATCCGGCACAGGCGTAGTCCTGTCTGTCCTGCAGAATTGGCAGCCTGCCGCGCTCATGGCTGGCGTCGCGGCTGCTGTCATGCCGCTGGCCGCGCTCATCTTCAAATGGCGCGAGAAGGCCACCTTCTTTGCCGGCCGGTCCGAAGCTTACCAGCGGCTGAAGCTTGATCTCGAATTGAAGCGTCGGCCGCCCGAAGACGTCATTGCAGAGCGGGTGCAACTCGAAATGCAGGAAGGCGAACCAAGCCATACGCTCTGGCGCATTTCCGGCAATGAGGAAGCGAGAGTGCTTGGCCTTGCAGGTAATCCGCTGACGTGGGGGCAGAAGGTGGTGGCGCTTGCCTTTTATTTCACTGTGCCCGCCAAAGCTCCCCGCCAGCTGCCAGCCGGTGAGGCCAGCGTCCCCGCGCAGTGAAGTCGCGATGCGAGCCTTCGGACGGGCGCATGCTGTCATCAAGAGCGCGTCCCTCCGAACAGCAGTTCAAAAACCAGCTGGCGGCGATCGGCCGGCTCCAGCGCCGCCAGTGCAGCCTTGGCGGCAGTGAGCTCGGGGCTCTCCGGCGGCGCCCCCGGTGTTTCCTGGCGCAGCCCAGTCACGATGTAGAGCAAGTCAACGCCAGCGTGTGCGAAGCAAGCCAGAGCGGCGGCATTGGGATAGGATGTCCCCTTTTCCCATTCTCCGACCGTGCCCTTTACAATTCCGGCGAGCTTCGCGAGGCCGGCTTGTGTGAGCCCAAGGCGATCGCGCTCCGCCTTCAGCCTGCCGCCAATACCAAGGATGTCAGGCGGAAGGCGCGTCACGGCAGAAGCTCCTGAAGCTTCGCGATCGCTTCACTGACCTTGTAGGGCGGAATGTCAGCCGCCAGCTTGATCAGCTGCTCCGCCTTGTCATCAACTCCCAACTTCTGCCAAGCGAGCTCCAGCTTGATCTTGAAGTGCGCGGCACCTTTGGGGCGATTACCTGGGGATGCTTGCTGACCCACTGCCACCAACACCTCGGTGATATTGTCCCAGTCAGGCTTAGAGAGTAGCTCCACTGCCGCATTGCGCCGCGCTTCAACGGTGGGGACTTGGGCAAGCGATTTGACCGCCTCCAAGTTGGTGCACAACGGATGCGCATTGATGTCCGCAAAGAGGTCGGGGAGCGCGATGACGATTTTGTCGTAAAGGGAACGGAAGAGCCGGACGTTGCGCTCATTTTCGCCGGTGAGTTCTGCCGTCGCCTGATCTGCCGCCTTGCGGTCAATGCCTTGCGTATTGGCAGTTTCTGCCAATACGTCCCAGCGCGCCCTGATCGCCTTCGATTGCTGGCTTGTCGGCTCCGATCGGGGCAGCGCGCGCGCCGCCTCCGCCCACCGCTCCATGATGAAGCATGCGCGCTCGATCGGGCGCAACACGCGCCGGTCAAGGTTCTCCGCCAGCTGGAGCCGCTTCAGCGTCGGTACGTCGCTATCCGGCCCCGCGCGCACTTCGGCGGCGATCTCCGTCCAGCCGAGCAACTTCGCAGCGCGCAAACGGTGCCGCCCTGCAATCACACTGTGGCGCACCTTGGCCGCGTTGCCATTGCGCCGGACCCAGATGGGATTGTGCTGGCCTTCCGCCGCCATGCGGGCAACCAGATGCGTCACCGCGTCGTCAACAATGAAGCCGACATAGCTCGCGTCATCAAGCTCGCTGATCTCCGCGATCGGGAGCATCAGGCGCTCAGGCCCCGCACTTTGAGCCGCGCTGTCAGCTGAGACACGCGCGCCCTTCACGCAGCGGCAGCCTTCATGGCATCGCTGATCGACATGCCATCGGCAACGATGATCCCGTTCTTCAGCCCAAGCGCCACAGCAACCTTGTGCGCATCGCCGTGTGCACCCTTGAACCGGCCGCTTAGCACGCCCCGCACGATGGACTGCGAAACACCAAGCTCTCGCGCCACATCTGCCACCGTCTTCCCGATACGGTTCAGACGTTCTCTTACCTCTTCCAGACTAGCTGATTCTGGCATATGATGTCTCACAAAGACCAAAAGGATGGAACTGTGTACCAACGTATTGGTATCTCTGCAAGCGCGAAGCGCAAATAATGAGCGTTGGTTTGCGCCTTCGGGAAGAGCGGAAGCGGCTTGGCCTCAGCCAAGGGCGGTTGGCGGTGATCGCAGGAGTGGCGAAAAACACAGCGATTAACTGGGAGAAAAGCGCTTCATCCCCAACGGCCGACGCTTTGGTTAAACTCGCAACTGCGGGAATTGACGCCGTATATGTTTTGACAGGGAAGCGGCTGCCCCAAGGCACAACCTACTCCGACGAAGAGCAAGCAAAGCTTGATCTCGATGACCTTGAGCGGGAACTCATCGAACCGGCGCGGGTGCAGGGACCAAATGAGAGCGACGCAGAAGCAGAGGCTCGTGTCCTGAAAGAAGCAACCCGCAGGCTTGAGGGCATTCTTGCCCCAATTTGTAGGGCTTTGTATTCGCCTGAAATCATTGAGCGCGCGGAAGCATTGCTACAGGCGGCAAATGATCCACAGCGGCTCGCTCTGCTTCGCGCGGCCGATTTCAATCAGGCTCGCATTCAGCGCGAAGATGAGGCGGAATTGCTGGAGATTTGGCTCAATAGCTCACCATACCAGCCCGATCATTCGGTTATGGACCGGCTCGCCAGGATCGCCATTGAATACTCTGTTCCCCACCGGACGCTCGCGGAACTCACACACGAAATCTATATCGACATTGAAGAACAGCGGTCGGCAGATCAAATCATCGCGCTTAATGAAGCCCGAGAAGGCGAACCGTCTAGGAGTTGATCCTCTGACGACGGCAAAATTGCCACTCGGCAGCACAAATAAAGCAGCGCTACCTGTTACCTGACAGACAGACGCGCGACATGCACAAGACTAGCCATGGTGCCATGGCTAGCTTCGCTTCATCCCCCGCCCCCGCCGATCGCACTGCCACGCAGGATGATCTGGCCATGTTCAAGCTTTCCCGGCCCGTGCGCTGGTGGATCGATGGAGAGGAGCGCGAGACCGATCTGATCGGCATGCGCGCCTTCGAAACACCTGATCTCGCCTTGCTCGATCGGCACCGGGGCCGCCCGATCGCGATGATGCAGCACGTCGTTGCCGCCTTGTGCGGCGTGCTCCCGCAAGACATCCGCGACCTGCCGCTGTGTGATTTCCTTCTCCTCGCCGGCGATATCGAGTGGCAGGTCAAGGACGCGCTGGCCAAGATGGGCCTCAGCCCGAAGGACTACTTCAATCCCGGTCCTGCGGAGAAGCTCATTTGAGCGCCCTGGCCACCCCTGCGCAGCTGGCCGCACTGATCGGCGAGGATACGGCCGGCGAGCTCGCGCGCGCTTTCGCCGGCCAGTCGCTCTGCCTGCCCGCCGATCCCGCCGAAGAGCCGCGCCTGGAAGCCGCCATCGGCCCGATCGCCGCCGCCTGTCTGTGTGAGGAATTGGGAGGCCATACCATCGCCTTCCCAGCCGCGCCGATTGCTGCGCCTGCCTCGCCGGTTCCTTCGCCGCCCGCTTCGCCTGCCCGCGCTGCGAGTGTCAGCAAAATGGGTTCGCGAGTGCTAGACGAGATCGCCGAAGTGATCGGCGAAGAAGCGACCTGGCGGCTCGCGGAGGAATTTGGCGGTGAACGGCTCTACGTGCCGCGATCGCCATCAACCGATCCTCGCATCGCAAAGGCGATCGGCCAGGAGTTGACAGAGAAGCTATGCGATACCTTCTATCGCCTCACGATCAGCATCCCGATCCGCCTGATCACCGCACGCCGCGTTGCCGAAATGGTGCGCCAGGGCGACAAGAGTAACCGTGAGATCGCCCGCGCGCTGCATATTACGGAGCGACAGGTCTATCGTATCCTGGAGGGCCTCCGCGCCGCCTAGAATGGCAGGGGTAGCGTGCTGCCGGCCTACATGCCCGAAGGCCCAAGGCGGAACGTCCGGAACGTCGGACAGCTGCGCTATCGATACGCCGAAAGGGGAGCCGGTTCAATCCGATCTGCACCGCTGGCCTACATGCTCGATCCATAGGACAGAGCCCAAGGCAATACGTCCGAAACGTGAGACGGCTGAGGGCGATTTACCAGCCGCAGTGTGCATGTTCAAGGTTGTGGTTGACCGCGTGCCTACATGCTCGATCCGAAGATGGAGCCCAAGGCCCCACGTCCGAAACGTCAGGCGGCTGCACTGCAAATAGCGCGCCCTAGCCACGCGTTCAACCGTCGGGAAGTGCCGCTGCCTACATGCTCGATGGAGCCCAAGGCCTCACGTCCGAAACGTTGTGCGACATGGCAGTTCTACCCCGTCCCGATCGCACCGGCAAGCAGGCCCGAACCGGCCTCCCAGGCGTCAAAAATCTCCCCATCTTTCGCCAACTTCGGCAGACCGCCGCGGATGACAAAAAATCCAATATTCAAAATGTCTTACAGGCAAAATCCCGCACTCGGAGGCCGCGAAACACAGATTTCCTGAAAGAAATTGAAATCACAGCGCCAGGAGGCATTTCAGAGGCCGATTGCGAGGCCGTTAAAATGGCGGTAAACAGCCATTCAGAGGCGTTTTAGGCGGTTCCTAAGAGGGTCAGCGACGGGGCCTCTTGAAAGATGGCGAAAAGGCCAAAATTGGCCCAATCCCCATCTTAATGCAGAAACAGCGAGGGTCGGTTTCGGCCACATCGAAGAGCACCGAAACGCCAATTTTTTTAAGGTGTTATCCCACGGTGTCCCGCGTATCTCCACGCAATCCCACCTTGGGCCCCATCTTTCCAGAACCTTCTTTCCTTACACAAGGGGCAATGGCGTGGTGCCAGGACAGACTTCCGGTTGCAGATGAAACAATCCCTCTCCGCTGGGGGTTCACCCCGGCGCGTGGGCAGGCTAGAGCGGGCGGAC